GTCGCACGTTCATCATACCTGCGTATGGGTGTAGTTTTGTGGAGAAGCTGCATGATACGGAGGATAAACTGCAGGAAGGAGTGGTGCCCCAACTGTTGTGGGTTGCTACCAACAAGGACGAGTTACGGCCAGCGGAGAAAGTAGCTCAGTGTAAGACTCGTGTGTTTGAGCAGCCGCCTCTTGAATTTACATTGTTATGTCGTAAATACTTTGGTGCGTTTTTATCGTGGATAAAGGCGAATCCAGGGTTTATGACTCATTGTGGAGTTGGAGCGGATGCTGAGACATATTGGGCTTATTATTATGAGCAATTGGCTAGTGTTGGTCGTCGAGCGTTTGATGTTGATTATAGCAATTACGACGGGTCAGTTACGGCAGCGCAATTTGATTTCTTTCGCAATGTGACGGACGCTTGGTATGGGATGGAGAACAGGGTTGTTCGCCATGGTTTGTTGCATGTGTTGCAGTTTTCGTATGTCATTGTAGGAGACAATGTTATGCGGACTGAGCAGGGCAACAAGTCAGGTAATCCCATGACCGACGTCTTCAATAGCGTTACGAATGTTTTCGTGTTGTTGGTGTCATATTTGGTAGGGCGCTACGAAGCGGGTTTGACCCCGGATTTACGCGATTTTGATAGAGACGTTCGCATGATTACTTATGGTGATGATGTGATTGCGTCGGCTGATGATTCGACGTTGTTGTATTTCAATCGTCTAACGGTAGCCTCGGTGGCTGCCGTGATGGGTATGAAAGTTACTCCGGCTAACAAGTTAGCTGCTTTAACTGCACATGAACCGTTGGAGAATGCGATTTTCTTGAAAGCACACTTTGTTCCTATGGGGGGCATTGTTGCCAAAAGATTGCCGTATGAAACGGTGTATAAGCAGCTTCAGTGGATAAAGAAGCAGAATGTGAGTGATCTTCGAATCCAAAATGACATAGTGAGAGGTGCCTGCAGAGACATGGCTCATTATGGACCGGGTTCACTACGAGATTTCCGTCAGCAGCTCAATGATGTGGGTTTGCAGACGGATTTTGACTATAGTGAGTTCTTTCTAGATGTGCTGTTTAAGCAGACCACTCTCATTGAGAGTGAAAGACAACGCGAGTTTCAGAATTTTTGTTCGCGTAAGGATGGGTGAAACCATTTCTGTAGCTTTGGTTACAACTCGATAGAGTAACTCAGAAAGTAAGCCATGACTTCCCCCCCTTGGTTGGGTGTTGGATGCGTCGGTGCAAACTATCGTGACGTCAGTTATGTAGTGACTGTGAC